TACCTTCTAAATTCCGTAACCTTGTATCGTGAACCAGAGCCGTATCTTGTAACAAGTTGACCGAATCCACATAAACCCAAACCGTGTCCATGATCTTGTTGCCGATAGAATCTGTTTGGGTTTTGAGATAGTAATAATTGATGCTGTCTTTGAATTGAGTAGGTGTCCAAAACGTAACGGTTGAATCCGAAAAGGTAACATAATAAGCTAAAGAATCTAAAGCAGAACCTGTACTATCTCTTAAAGTAATTAAATCAGAATCTACCAACAACTTTCTTTCCAATCCAGTACTATCTAAAATCCAAACACGATTGATAAAATTATGAAATCGTAGTCCAGTAGTAGGATTAGTAGGATGAGCAGACAAAGCCTCCATAGTCACCCAATTGGTACGTACTGGAGTTTGCGACTTCAATATAGTTAAAGGAAGTAAGAGAATCAATAAGAATAGTAACTTTTTCATCTTCCCTTTTTTACGATGTTATAAAATTACGAAAGTTTTATTTAAACTACCTTATTTTTTTAAGCGTGCTGTATATATAATAGTAACATCCACTCCAAAACTTATTTTAAACCCGTTCCATTTCTCTATTGTACTATCCCAATATGGAACAGCCCAAAGAATTTCCCCTTCGGCAGTAATCCCCATAATTGCTGGATCCAAAGTAATTAAATCTTCATCATCCTCTGCAAAAGGTTTCAAGTAAAGTATTGTTTGTTCCCCAGCACTTATTGACTCTTCATTAGACCGATAACTGTCATCATTAGATGAGGAAACACCTATCCCACCAATAGAAGTAGCGAGATTAGTATTTATAGCATAAGCTCTCAAAACAGATTTAAAAGTTTGTCCTGTTTTCAAAGTATTCTTAGTTTTCAAATTTAACCAAGTACCTGTCCAAATACCAGTACGAGCGTGGAACTCTACATCATCCCAAATATACAATTGACCGTATTCCGCATCCACAAATTCCATTACTTTCAAAACAGTAGTGGGACGAATGGCAGAACCTCGGAAAGAACCTTCATAAGTTTTACTAATAGAGGAATAATGACGTTTCCAATGATATAATAACCAATCCTTTAACTTTCTTATTCCATCAGAATCTGTATCATATATTTCTACCCATTCATCTACGACACTTGCCAAATCAGCAGTTAAAGCTAATAATCCATAATACTTATCGGTAGTAATTTGAACGAAAGTTCCTGGGGTATCTATTTCACGAGATACTATTCCACCGTTAAATTTTATTTGATACATTTCTGGAACATATTGAGTGTCCCCAGTAGAATCTACTATATTTACTCTACTTACCTCTCCATTTGGAATATTTTCATCTTCATTAGATATTTCAAAAGATACATTCCCTATATAAAAATTAGTATTTGGGGATATGGAAAGACTTTTATAAGGAGTATAAAATATAATTCTTAGTAACCCATCTACTGGAGGAGCTGCTACTTCTACATTTTGAGAAATTAAAGACCCCCCTATATTAGAAAGATCACTAACTACTTCAAAGGATATAGCATGAATACGTCTAAGTACAGAAAGACCATCATCTTCCCACTCTCCTGTAGTATCATCATACCAATAAGTTGCTACCCCCCCAACGAATAATGCTAATTGAACATAGCAATAATTAAGTAAAGTTGAATTATTTCGTCCACAAAGAACTGTAAAAGTATAAGTATTTACAGTATAAATATTTACAAATGGAGAATAAATACTGCCTACAATTTCCAATCTATCGTCTGTAGAACACTTGATAAATCCTTTATTTACTCCATCTACAGTATATCCTATATGATACCATTTATCCCCTACATTAGTCCAACGAGCATGGGTTATTGGATCAATCCATAATATATCAACATTTAATCCACTTACCAAAGAAGGTTTTAATCCATAATCCACTTCCAAATCTCTATATTTCCAGTCAGGATAATATTCTAATTCCCCTCCAAAAATTCTTTGAATTAATGGAGTTTGTTTACTTAGACTGGTAGAGGTTTGAAGTTGAGGGGTCAAATTCCCATAAGTTATCAAAGCCCCATTGTATGAAAATTTCCGATAAGGAATAGTAACCTTTTCCAAATCTCTAACTCTACAAATCCACCATTCTCCTTCTGATTGAAATATACGGCACCAAAATCCTTTTAGTATTTCTTCAATAACTGTACTACATTTTCCAGGATTAAAGTTTTCATCTAACCAAATACTTTGACTCAACCAAGCTTGATTAAAAGGGTCATATTCATCCCCTATTTGCATATCAAAATGGTAGATGTTACAAGCTATATTTATATTCAATTGTAATCCAGTAGCAGCTAAAGCTGTACACAATTGATTCAGAAGGGTTTCAGAAGTGATCGGGCCATAGCTACCATCTAAATAATCCTCATTAGTAAGTAGATTTAATTGATCGCTAAATATTGGAGTGATCTTTCTATTATAAGATAGATCATCATAGAATTGATCATTAATCATATATCCCCAAAAGTAAGTATTGCTATCCAATATTACTTTTAATTTGAATTTTCTTGGAGAGAAATCAGAGAATAGCCAATCAAAGTTTTCTCCGTTGGGGATTACTATATTCACCGTACATTCAGTAGCCTTGATTACGGTATCTAAATTCCCTGATGTTCCAAGACGAAATACTAAAGGATCATGATCACAAATAAAAGGAACTATTGAAATAGGGGATTCCCCACCTGGTTCTACCAAATCCAAATCTTGATATATTTCTACCTCCCAATAGGAATTGAATACATCATACCAACTACTATATGCCTTTAGTTGAAAGTCAGCCATTACTGTTTTCCTCTATTTTGATGACGTTCTTCCCGTCTTAACAATATTCGTAGTGTTCGTGCTGATAATTCAGTTTCAGCTATATATCCTGATGGTTCACTATTTATTAAACTCTCCAAATGACTTTGGCGAATGAAATGTTCAGGATCAGAAGATGATCCAGGATATTCCCCAGCTCGAAGTAACGTTGGCCCATATACTGCCCCTTCATTAGCTAATCCTGGAATATCTATTTGATTCAAAGCAGTAGTAAATGCTCCGGCAGCTAATCCCCCTGCTACTGCTCCTACCGCCCCGGCAACTAAAGCTCCCCCAGGAAGCATAGAAGCTTGAATCAAAGCATTCTTAACTACGGCAGCTACCCCCTCCTGGATAATCATAGCCACTACTCTTTTCAGAGCCTCTACTACTGATTCCCCATACTCTTTCCAAGTTTTAGCCCCTTGAGATAAACTATGCCCTAAACTGGTTAAAGATTCTGCTAATATTTGAATCAAACTTTTACTTCGTTCTTCAATAGAATCCAGACGTTTAAAAGTTTCAACCAATCGTTTTTGACCCTCCAGTTTCTCTATTTCACTAATTTCTACCCCTGCTGCTTTAGACATAGCTATTTCCAAATCCAACTTCCTTATATACTCATTTATTTCCTGATCCGTCATACTTTTAAGGAAGTCTAAATTAGCTTGAGCTGAAACTTTTTTAAAGTCATAAAATTCTACTTCTACTTGACGTAATTTTTCTTGTTTTTCTTTTACACTTTTTATAACCCCTTCATGATACTCTTTTTCTATTAAAGCTAATCTTCCTTCATAAGAAGTTTCCCATTCTCCTTCCATTCGTTTCAAGTGGAAAACTTCTTCTCGATATTCATCTGAATTTCTTTGTTTACGAATATCTAATAAGGCTTGAGCTTGAGTAGTATCTTCCCCCAATACCGTTTTACGAACATCCAAAATTCGTTGAGCTAAATCTATCTCAATCTTTTCTACTTTTTTAGCTAACTCCTCATCATTCTGTATCGTTGTCTCTGCATTAAGTTTAGCTAATTCTGCCTCACGAGCATATTGCTCTTCCAATCGTTTTACAGCAACTTTCCGTTGACGATCTGTTTCATCCAATACCATCCCCTCTAACTCTGCTTTCAATAAAGCTTTCTTTGAACTATCTTTTTCTGCCTCTATCTCATCCTTTTTAGTTTGAATCCTAATCCAAGCCATTCGATTGGCCAACTCCTCCTCTGATATCAGCATCCGCTTAACTGAGTTCTCAGCCAATTGAGCACGAGTATTGTATAAATCTTTTTCATCCTTGGCCAATTCTTTAGTAGCCTTAGCACTACCCATGATGGCTTGGCGTTGCTTTTCCCAACCCTCTATATTACTTCTTAGTTTTGCTCCCTTTGCTCCCAAGGCTTGTTCTTTAGATAAGGCTTTTAATGATTTCTCAGCCTCCTCTATATTAGTAGTCAATTCATTATAATAGGAAATTACTATCTTGTCTCCTCCCCCAGTTCCTCCTTTTAATACAGTACCCACTCCTGGAAGTTGGGCTATTCCTTTGATTTTTTCTTCTATGTTGAGCAAGTCTTTGCGAGTTACTTCTAACTCAGCATTATACCCTTTTACAGCAACCTCCGCAGCATTGTAAGACCTTTGCAATTGAGAAGCTTCATCCAATCCTACCCCTCCCCACTTAGACAATTTTCCACCACCCTCTGAAGCATTTATTTTTTCTTGTAAATCCTTCATTTCCTTCATTTTCTCAGCTCGCTTACGAATGATGTCCAATTGTTTCCTCACTACGTCTGCTTTCTCTTCCCCTAACTTCCCTGCTGAAGCTAACTTGGTTTCCAGGTCTATTCTTTCAACTAAACTAGTATTGATTTCGTCTATGGCTTTTTTAACTTCCTCATTAGTTGCTTTTTCATTCAACAAATTAGTCATATACGTTCCAAACCGATTATTCAACTCTTGTATCAATTTAGCCCGTACTTCCGTTGGAATGTTAGCTGAAGTAATCGCTTCTTTCAATACTTCTAACTGAGCAACCTCACTTTCAATCTTTCTGGCGGCTTCCGCTTCTGTATCAGCAATTATTTGATTGATTCTAACAGTTTCTAAATCTTCCTGATTTAATTGTTTTTTACTATTGACTAATTGATATATAGCATAAGCTAATCCGGCTACTGCAACTATTACTATTCCAATTGCCCCAGCCATCCCTAAAGAAGTAGCCATAGCAGCACTGGCATAATTTACTAAAGTAACCAACCCTTTCATCAATGGGCCAAGTATAACTGTAGCTAACAATTTAAAAGCTGTTGCCAAACCACTTACTGAGTATATAATAGCACTAAGTACCAAAGACAAAGGCCCAAGAGCAGCTACTACTCCAGCAATAATAAGTTTATGACGTTGCTGAGCTTCAGACAAATTTTCCCACCAAGCCGTTAATCTTTCTACGAAAGAAGCTAACTTTTCGAGGATAGGGATAAAAGTATTAGCTATACTTGTTCCAAGTGTTATTTGAGACACTTGAATTCGAGCTATAGCCTTATCGTAGCGTAATTTTATAGTGTCGGAAACGGCAGCAAAAGCATCACCTAAAGAACCTGCCGATTCTGTCACCCGTTTCATCAATTCCGTATTGTATTCAAAGTTCTTTCCAGCCAAACTTAAAACCCCTGTCAAGGCTCTTACATTTGGAAACACATCACTTAAAAACTCTTCCCCTTTCCCTTTACTCCTTTTTTCAGCCTCCCCCATCAAATGATTTACCTCTTCCAACAAACTTATAACTCCTTGAGTTCTTAGAATTTCTCTCAATTTGATATAAGAAGAATTGTATTTGGATAAAGCCGTATCCCCTTTTTCCGAAGCTCTATTCAAGGCATTAAATATTCCTTTCAAATAAACAGCAGAGTTAGCCGCACTTGCTCCATTAAGAGTAATTGCGGCCATGCCTCCAGCTACTTGATCAAAACTAACCCCTAAGTTAGCCGCAATAGGAATCAATTGCCCTATTGAACCAGCAAATTGACTTGCTTCTGCTTTACCTTCCCTTACCGCTGCTACAAGAATGTCCGTAGCGTAAGCAGCCGTCATCCCAGTTCCTTTGTAAGCTGATAGAACTGAAGTCAATAAATTGGCTATGTCTTGGGTTTCTCCTAATCCAGTAGCAGCCCCTTTAGCAGATAATTTCAATACATCCATTGATGCTGCCCCTTTAATACCAGAGGATTCTATGAAGTATAAAGCCTCGGCTAATTCTTTTGGCCCTTTACCTACTGCGGGTGCTAATTGCTTTATTTCTTTGGAAAGACCTCCGATTGCTGATTGAGCTACTCCTGCTAAACCTACTATCTTTTGCATAGTGAATTCAAACTCACTAGCCATCTTAGCGGTACTCTTAGCAGCAGCAACCATAGGAACAGTGATGACAGCAGTAGCCAAATATCCAAAGGTTCGGATTCTTTGAGCAACAGTATTAAGAGAACGAGTGGCTTGCTTCTCAAAAGCAACCATACTGGCTTGAGCTGCCTGCAAGGCACTCACGTCCATCGTCATTCTCGCAGATAATACCCCTACTTCCATTTATTGCTTCCTTTCAATCTTTCTTTCCGTCTTTTTCAAACCTTTTCCTTTAAAAGAATTAGCAATATTGATTAACTGCATTTTCATACTTTCTATCCTTTGGACTTGATCATCCTCTCGTTCCCAACTAAATACATCTATGTCTTTTATACCTAAAACAACCCCTTTCTTGACTGACTTTCCTGCTGAGTTCCAAATATGAACTCCCATATATCTTGCAACTTCATATTGAGTATGAATCTCCCGTTCTTCTCGTTTATTAGCACATTCTAAAGCATATCGAAATTCTACTGGAACTAAATTATAAAAATCCTTTGAACTTATTCCAAATCTTGCTACTGAAATTCCAACTAACTCTTCGTAATTTATGGAAGTTATTACCTCCCACAAAGTTACTTTTTTTCAGGTTCTGTTCCCTTTCTCACTATTTTTTTGGGTTCAGTAACTTCCTCTTTCTTTCCAAAGAACTCCGGCAACATTTCCATAAATTCAGTGAAGCACTGATCCATGATATTTACCATATTTTCCCTTTTCCAAGGCATTGTTTCCCCCATCCAATCATAGCCTATTTGTAAAGCATGAAACAAAAGAGCTTCATAAGCATTATAATTAGTCCCATCGTCATCTAATCCTATAACTAATCCGTCCTCTTCCTTTAACAACTTCATACATTTGTAAGAAGCCCGTACCGGAAGTTTCATTACTTCGGCATCTTTACTCGGTTGATAGTGAATAAACTTTATCATTTGATTAATTTTTAAAGTAAAACAAAAAATAAATAAAAATCCATGATTAGGAAATTCCTCTTAAATAGCAGGTGCTCCTGAAGAATCATCGTAAACGATAGGTTCACCAGTTACCTTAATGGTTACATTAGCAGTAACCTGACTCCCTACACTAGCACTTAAAGGCATTTCTTGTACCAAACCTTCAAATTCTATGGTAGTATTACCCGTATCAGGCAATGTAATTTTATAATTGCCCGGAGTATCGCTTTCAAAATCTGCGTGCAACAGGTCATAATTAGCTCGTAAGAAGTTCATGCTAAGAGTAACAGTACCCCCATCACGAAAACTTCCGATAAACTCCCTATACCCACCTGTACTATCCAGATTTGTTACATCTATGGTTTCTCTTGATTGAGTTGGCCCCTCCAAAGACAGAATCTCTGAAATTGCCTCCCAAGCAGTAGAACCATCTGGCCAGCGATAAAAACCTACACCAACACTCGAAATAGCTCCACTCATAATTGTTTACCTCCTTTGAAGATTGAAATTTATAATAAAAATTACTCGATTGTTATCATCCCATCCCAGCATAGCAGGCCCACTGGTACAGTAGATAACCATATATAAAGTACTGTTATACGTTACATGTTCCAGGCCGTGTAACAATACCATTATATCATTCGCTAAATCATACCCTGTTTTATAATCTGTATTTCTAATTCTTACTTGAAAACTATCATTAAAAAATCCAGCTTCCCCTCCAGCCAATAATAATTGTGGTTGATATCCAGGTATATCAAATATCGTAACACAATTACTATGAAGGGAGGGTTCCCGTCCAATAAACAAATTTGTTCCAAAAGCCAATCCCAAACTGGAATCCTCTAATAGAATGTCTTTAATATCTTCTGAAACTGGATTCATTGTTATCGTATTGTTATCGTATTTTCATTGCATTAGCTACTTTTTGTAAAACCTTTTCCCGATTCTCATTTATAGCCTGTCTAAAAAACCAAGCCCCTGATCCGGGTCTGCTCCAATTAACATCCCCAAGCATCTCATGAACCCAAATAGCATAGTTAGCACTAAACCCCATAATTAAAGTCATCTTAGCAGCAGCATTAACTTCTGCTTGAGCTTGAGCTATTATACTAACGTGTTCTGAAGCCATCTTTGCCGCAAATCCTACTGGGCGTGCTTGTTTCCCTTCCTTATCCACTTCTATAAAAGTTCCTTCCCCCTCATTTTGTTCTGCTCCCAATACAGTAGTAATAAACCAACTAGCTCGAAGATTCCCCAAGTCCACTGGAACTTTAGGATTCTTATGATCCATATCTCTCCGTATTCCAATAGCCCCCTCTATCATACCTTTCAAAGCCCGTTGTTTCATCTTAACGGATTCTGCTTTGATATTACTTATTATAATATCCATCCCCTCCAAACTAAATCCCGGTCGTTTCATTAAGATGCTTGATATTGTTTATTCAAATAGGCAAACCTAACAAATTCCGTTGTAGAAAATATCATTGGTATTTTCTCAAAAGATAATATTTCAAAAGCCCCCTCCACATCAGCAGGAACTGGATCACTATCCAAATCATCTAAACTTCCTAAATATAAATACCCACCTAAATCTAAATCTTGAGTAACTAATACAGTAATATCTGCTACAATTTCCCTTCCATCTCGATCTGATATAGTTTTCAATCTATCCTCCCAACGTACTTTTATCTCCACTGGAGTGGCATAGGTTTTTGTACCATACCCATCATCCACTGGAGTTCCCCAGTAAACTGCATCCTGTTTACAGACCTTTTTTATGAAAGAAGTTATTGCTCCCATTATTCATCAAAACTTGTAATTGCTTTTAAACTTGCTGATTTTACTCCTAAAGCAGCAAAAGCCCCAGTAGTATCTAAAGTAAGAACCATCTGACCATATGAAGTAGATTTCAGTCCTAATCCATATGCCCCAGTATAAGTTACTCCTGCTCCCCCAGCCTCTGCTTTAATTACTTGGCGATCTTTACTAATTGCAATCATATGAGCCGAAAGCCACCGTTCCAATTCGGTAAGAATATCGGTAACTTCAGTAGAAGCCATTACCTCATTTACCATTATATTAGCACTCACAATAATAGCCTCTATCTGAGGATCAGTTAAAGTAGTATCAGTATCTAATATTGCTTTAACATTTGCTGCTGTTACTCTTACGGCCATTGTTTTTACTTTTAATCAAAGTTTCATCTAACAAACTTATAATTTCCTCTTTCCAAGGCAATCCAATCCATTCCAACATTTCTCGTATCTGGTTAAAATCTCCATCTAACATTCTTTCTGGCCAGATTACTTTAACATTTAAACCAGATTCAATCATTTGAACAAATAGTTTTTCATGTTCGTGAATCCACCAAAGCCACCCATCCCTTTCATTATCCACTCCAATAATCTGCTGAATGGTACGATCCCCAAAAGCATCCATAAATCCAGTCTTCAAACAACTCTGTACTACATCCCCAGTTCTCCTGCGTACTATAATCCACTTAGCATCTGGATAAGCATTGTTCCATACTGGCCAAATTTGAGCTATCCTACTTCCCTTATACATCCACATTCTGGAATTAACATATCCCTCTTCTCTTAAAACCCAATCTACTCTATTTTTCCAATCCGTAGGTATTAATAATTCATTAGCATTGGGCAGCGGAAATTGACCCCGGATGTCCGCTTTGAAAGTATGGTAATAATTATCCACTAATCTTTTAATACCTATATTCTCACACATATTAGAAGTATTCCCAGCAAACCCACCACACATAGCAATAATCCTTCCTATCAAGGAACTACCAGAGCGTTCTACTCCTGTAACCAATACTGGACTATATGATTTATCTGCTATCATTTTTTAAGATTCTTTACATCCTTATCCTTTGACTTAGAATATTTCTTAGCTATTTCAGCAGCGGTAATCCTTATTTCAGGACGCATCGTTACCGATTTTTGAGCATTGTGCCTACGATAATAAGCCAAATTAGAATCACAATATCCTATTTTAAAACCATTATATAAGCAACGTAAATTAAATTCATACTCTTCTGAATTAAGAAGAGTTTCATCAAATCCTCCTATCTGTTCAAATATCTCCCTACGATACATTGTAGTAGCACTATGAATAGGATTGTGTTTCAATAAATAATTTAAAGTAACTTTTTTAACTGATGGAACGTAAGGACGTTGAACTCCCCCCTCCTCTATATGAATATGAATAGCTTTCCCATGAATAAAATCCACTCCCTGTTCTTCAATAGCTCGTACAGAATCCTCAATACAATTTACAGTTAGCATATCATCTTCATGAAGATATTTAATATACTTCCCTTTTGCTTGTGGAAGAGCTTTATTGAAATTCTCTGGCCAATTTCCTTCTCCTTGACTTACCAAAAGTTGAACTCCTTGTGGAACACTATTAATTGCCTCTTGTAACCATCCCCGATCCACTCGATAAGGAATAATTACTGTAACCAAAGTATTATCTACTGTATTGACATCCTTCCGATCCAAATAGTCATCTATCCAGGGAAATAATCCTCTTGCTTCTGGAATACGGGGTTTACCATGAAAACATACTATGGAAATATAATCAGGAACTTCCTGAAGTTTACTATCCCGAAGTTTCAATTTAAAACTACATATCTTACTCGTAATCTTTTGCCAATAGTCTGAATTTCCTCCCAATACGGAACGAATAAAACCCTGATCACCCCCACGATGATGAACTCCCTTAATGGTTTTATTTGGATCTTTTTTCCACTCTTCCCAAATCTTTTTAACTTTTTCATTATTTCGTGGAAACCACATTATTCCTGATTGAAGACCATTAGTAGTATCAGGACGAAAAAATCCTCCCAAAGTAATAAAACGATCCTCCATACCAGTAGGAGGAAGAATTCCATCCAAATTTCCTACAATAGCAGTATCCAAATCCATATAAAGAAATGGACGATATTGATCCATTCGAGGATCAAACAAATTCATCTTAGTCCACCATCCCGGCCAAATCTTATTAAAAGCTGGAATTATCTTTACATTAGCTAAATCAAAAGGGCGATCTACACCATCAAACAAACAAATTACTTGTAATTTACCCTTTTCCTTATCCCATTGTTTATGAAGATGAAAAGCCAATAATTCCACATCAGTGAAACTAAAATCTCCTCCCCTTCGTAAGCACAAAACTACATTATAAATCTGATTATTCATAATTTTATTTTTGTTTTAAATACACAGCATCTCCCCAAGACTTGGGACTTAAATCTGTCATAACTCTAGTAAATCCAAACTTACCTAAAAATTCATCTAATTCCTCCACCTGACAGCACCCTTGATATACCTGTTCTGTATTGATCTCACTATAAATAATATCCACATGAGATAGAGTTTCCACAGCTCCCCGGAATACCTCCAACTCATAACCCTGAACATCTATATTAATCATATTAAATTCTGAACGATCAAATGATATATCATCTAATCTCATAACTACTACTTGCTCTTTACCTACAAACTTTATTTGAGGATATTGAGTCAAATGAGTTCCTGGAAGTAAAAGGGAATTACTTTGACCTTGATTAGCCTTTTCTACATTCATTTCGTCTAATCCTGTTTTATTTCCCAAAGCAATTCTAAATACTTGAACAGTATCACTACATACTACTTTCTTCATTAATTTCTCACAAGAGGCTTTTATCGGCTCAAAAAACATCATGTTTTTAATTCCAACCTTTACATAATCGTCATACTCCTCCCCATAGTGAGCTCCAATATGAATAACTCCTTGAATCTTCAAGTTATAAGTTTGTATGATATTTTCTAAAGAAATTAACATAATTGAGCTACAAGTATGTATTACAACTTGATCCATTCTTTTGGTAAATGTCGTTTCTTTTCTTTAGCTCGATTAGTTTCCATTGGAGTCCAATCATTTGGTGCTATAACTATTTTATCAGGATTGGGATTTAAAAAAGCCCCCCAAGAACTAAAACTACTATTAGCAATAATATTATGATCGCATCGACTCATTAAGTCTAACGAGGAACATTCATCTAAATCTACAAAAGTAAGTTTTCGAGTAAAATATTCTTGTTTAAAATGATCCCTACACCACTCCATATCATCACTAAATATAAAAACATCCCCTTCCGTTTCCCACAAAGCATCAAAATAATATCGTAAAGGAATCACCGAAAATCCAGGGGTAGTTAAATAATCCCCCCTCCTAACATGTAAGGACACAGATTTGCCACTTTTGATCTGTTCTCGCAGCCTTAAATAGTCCTCCGTATATAATTCCTCCTTTAACTGAAAGGATGTTTGCAATTGGCTTAAAATTGGTAAGTAAGAATCTATGAATTGCCAATAACCTACAAAATTCCCTTCCTTCAACTTTAACCAAGCCTCATCCCAAATTTCTTTTTCCTGAAAAGTCCTTTGATTTAAGAACTTTAAAAACTTAATTTGAACATTAAATTTATCCAAACCAAAACTTCGTGGGGTGCAATTCTTTGGTAATATCTCAAACCAAGAAATATCATAACCTACTTCAACCTCAGTAGTATGTTTTTGTAATTGGCCAAAAGCGTATTGAAACATTTGGTTTCCTATTCCACCCATTAACCTAATTACGTTCATAACTACTATGAATTAAGTTTCCATAAAGATAAGGACTTTCCCTTAGAATTTTTCTCTCCAACAGATTTATTTAATATCACCTCTAAAGGCTTTCCCCAATTAAATGGATCTATTGTCCATCGTAAACTTCTCCATCCTCCAGTTACTATGTCTTTATTACTCTTTTGATCTAAAAAATGAGTCATTAAAATATATTGGATATTGCTTTGACGTAACTTAGTAATCACCCTATTTATGTCCTCGTAAGACATATGAACCAACACATCTGATAAAACCACTACATCAAACCCATATGAACTTAAATTTAAATCTTCAATCCAGCCATGTTGAAATTTAATTTTATCAGTTTCAAACTTTTTATTTCCTTCAATTAAAGGCTTTACTACATCTACCCCTAAATAAAAATCAAACAATGGAAATAACTCCCTCATCCAATTCACATCCCCACAACCTACATCCAAAACCCGTTTAATCCCATATTTTTCAAATATGCCCGGAATTTCCCCACGAATATTTACCGTGGATTTTAATTCTGATCCTGTACCTGACGGGGTTTCACTTGATCCCCAAGTATGATTACTATAAATATCAGTAAACACTTCTTCAGAATAAGTCTTTTTAGGAAAAATGATATCATCCAAATTCATTTTAGGAAAAGCATCTATCCGACTATCTGGACAAGCATTGATTATTTCTACCTTTCCTTCCAAGTCTTTAGCTATTTGAGGAAAACCTTTTAAATGAGTATTCATTGTAGCATGAACTGTTCGGAGATTTCCAGCATAGTATTTATGCCAATGTTGATTCCCCTCATCCAATTTCATATCAAAACCTAATAGAATAATACGTTTAACTCCAAAATGAACGGCTAAGTTTATGGCAGCTGCCCCACTATTAAAATTCCAAGCTACAAAACTTGGGTTAAAACTAATCCCTAATTTCTTGGATTTATCTTTACCAATCAATTTTATACGACCATTATAATCTACTTTGGTTTCCCCACAAGTTACTCTTAATCCTTGAAAACTGAAAATATCAGTATGAGACTTTTCTATTAAACCAACATCCCCAAAAAACAAAACATCCATCCAATCCCCTATCTTATAAGCCATATTTACGGCAATAACATGTTGGGAATGGATTTTAGTCATATATGGAGAATATACAGAGGGGGAACTTTTACCAGCGTAAACATCTTTTACTAAAGAATCCGGTATATGGAATTGTTTAGTCAAAGACGGCCCACCACCTATGATTACGCAATCCTCCCCCTCCCATATTCTTGGAACTTTCCACATATTTTTAAGAATTCAAGGAATTCATTAAAACAGTAGCATCCTCTTTAGACATTGGCTTATCCTGAAGTGGTTTTTTAGTCTTTCCGTTAAGGACATGCCACCCTCCTGGGGTTAGTTCCCCTATTGTATATAATTCCTCTTTTACATGAAATGGCTTTTCCTCAATCACCAACTTTTGAACTGCATCATCATCTAAACACTGAACCAAATCTGCAAACGCAGTAGGAATATCGGAAGGATAGGCTGTAAATACTTGACCTGGTTTTATGATTCGTTTAGGATTACATAATCTAATAGAACCACCACCAATCTTTTTATATCGTAATTGAATTTTCGTGCCTTTCCTCAAATTACGCTCATCCACTTTCTCCTCCTTTTTTACTTCAGCCTTTTCTTCTTTTTTTACTTCTTCAGGAATAGGTTTTTTTATTTCAACCACCTTATTTTCCACTTTAGGAATAATTGACTTTTTATCCTCTGGCTTTTTAGCAACAGTAGTTGATTTTTTTACTCCTGTTACTTTCTTGTCTTTACGTTCCATATTCTTTTTGATTAAAAAGTTAAAATAATATAAATCACATGATTAGTGATTCCTCTATTAAATTTCAGTTAAGCAAGGAACGTTGCGTGAGTAACACCACAATGCTCATCTTGATCAGATCGAATCTGCGGAACCTGAATGGTAAGAACTTTGTATTTGGTAATAAACTTACCCTCAGTCTGCCATTCTACGTTCTGAATCCCCATACCACGAACCAAACGAACTACATCCGAAGTCATCTGAACAAGCAGGATATTATTAGCAGTTAAAGTGTCAATAACTTTAATACCTTTAATACCAGCAATTTCCAGAATTCTTGCACGGATAGTTTTTGGATAGCCAGTAGTGTAATCATCATCCAGCAAAGTTTCGTAAGCAGAAGGAACGTAAAGCATCCATGGCCCATAGAAATGAGCGTCAAGACTTGCCTGTTTCATTGCACGAATGTCGTCAACGATCTGAGCACCCGTTACTCCTGAATTATTCCACTTAGAATCCAATACAACCGGATTACGATGAGGATAGTTAAGATAACCATAAATAGTACCACCACCCCAAGCATATAAAGTGGAAGTAAACAACATAGCTTCCAATTTCTCAGCTACTTTCCTTGCAGCACGTTCAGCTGAAGTAGTATCCAGGGGATTCCCCATATTACGACTTGCAGCTAATACACGAGCGTTGATTTCATAATCCACATGGATTATAGGAATTGGCAAATAAGTAACTCCGTAAACCGGACGATCCCCAGGACTTCTGGTTACACCGTCCATCGTCAGAGCAGCTTCCATAGCATCCGAAATGTCATGCTGTTCCAGAACAGTAGTACCCATAGCGTTACCTAAATCATAGGTCAATCCATTAGATACCAAGTCCTGAATACCATTCAAACGACTTTCTGCAATAGGAATTACTGCAGCATCCAATTGTTTCCATTCATCCCTGCGTAAAGTAGTGGCGTTTGCTTGAATTTCCCGTACAGTATAGTTTTTGGGGTTTTTCTTGTCCCCTCCTAAATATACATTCATATAAGCATGCCCATCCTCACCAAGGAACGGCCTCATTGAATGAGGGTCTAATCTACCCTTAGTAAGCAAAAATGATGCAACTTCTCCTTGACCTCTTCCATTACCTACAAAATCAATCATAATCTACTCCTTTCTTTCTTTAGTTACACAACTTTTACTCTAATACGTCCTGACGGATCAGCTCCTGAAGAAGCTGACATATCTACGTTTTCCAAAGCAATGGCTACAATCTGAAGACTCAGCGTACCTACGTCAGCTGAATCCGTAGCATGTTTCTGAAGAGTACCATCGCCGGCAGATTCAAGAAAATCCCCAACGACTACCTTTTGTCCATTAGCAAGTAAGGCGTTAACCTCATCACCCCGACCAGCGATCCAAACCTGAACCGGAGCAGCAGCAGCATAAGCAGTATCAATACCATTACCTTGCAATTCATCTTCCAATGCAAACATTGGAATAGCGTTACCCCCAGGCGTGGCGTGAACCCGAACTTCCGGAGAACCTGAGCTGTTGATAACTTCTACCAGATGACCAGGAGTAATAGCTGCATTAGCAATCCATTCCTCTATGATATCTGCGTACTTCTTAATTTTAATCGTGTGTTTTGCCATAATATTAAAATCCTTTCTTTTACTTTTTATTTAACATCATCGGGCAACATAGGTTCCACAGTGGTTTTGTTAGCACTGAAATTTGAACCGGCACTCTGTCCCACGTAATTAGCTTGGGGGAATTGCCGACTCAACTTATCTAACATTTCCATAGTCTGTCCTTTTAGTTCATCTTCAGTCCAAGCCCCTTCTGCTGAATTAGAAAGAATTGACTGAATCAAAGTAGCCCTACGTTCCTGATTCAACTGAAGACCTGATTTCAACATTTCCCCAACCTCTTTCGGGGCCAAAGCAATATAATCATCTACTGTCTTCAATGAATCTTTCCTTACATAACCCGTTAGGTCAACCTGGGGTTGTTTTACAGGTTCTGGTTCCACCGGAGTTAAAAGCTCCAATTTTTCAGCTCCTAAAGTTAACAACCATTCCCGATCTGCCTCAGTATATTTGGTAAGCTTGTTAGCAATAAGCTCTACCACTTTTTCAAGGCAGCACGGCTTGTCTTGATTTTCTGCCATACTTAATTCTCCTTTTTTATCTGTTCGTACCATTTTATTTACTTGTACATAACTAACATTCCGGGTAACTTTTATCGGTTCCCCTACCACGCTAACACTCCCGTCAGCATTAACTTGGTATGATTGCTTGTAACATCCCTCATTGGATCTACCAGCATTCTTAATTCTTTTCCGATAAACAAAATAATCATCATAGGCTTCCTCAAGAAAATGATAAGCCTGATCATTATCATAAGTATCTACCAAAGAACGAATTTTATCCAATCTTTCAGAATAACCCTGCTCGTTATCCACAAGACTTTCAAAATTACCTTCTCCAGCAGACTGCTTCATTGCTAAAATTTGTTGTTCATTCATGTCATTTGTTTCCTCCTTTTCTTTTGATTTATTATTACGAATACCGCAACCATCCCCCCAACCACAAGCACCTTGCTCCCCTGGAAGTAGAGCCAAATGATCTGGTCTATGATTTCTGGCTACGGCAATATATTGTTCTGTTTCATTATATACTCCAGTAGTAGGTTCTTCATCTGTAAATACCCCTACACTAACCTCTAAATGTCGTCCACTATTTATATAAGCTAAAGCCAAAGGAGAAACAGCAGTTAATTTCTGTTCATCCAACCAAACCTCTGCTTTTAATTTCTTATCCTCCATATGAGTATTAAATACCCTTCCTACGGATCGTTCCAATACATCTGGAGAATTAGCACTTACATTTATCTCATCCACTTGAGGATGTCCTATCATTACAGGTATTCCGTTCCAAGAGGCTGGAATCTTACCTAATTCCTCTGCTGTATGAAGTAATGGCCCATGACTACCATTATGTACCCCCTCCACCATCATTACAACCGGAACAATTATTTGTTTACGCCCCTGATATGTTCTAGTACGAATTTGATATAATTCTGTACTTACATTTGAATAAGTTTCCATTACTTTCCTCCTTCTTCTATTATCATTGGAAGCATGATACATCTGCAATTCGGATGCGCTGGTAAAAGTGGCTCTGCCTCATCTAAAGTAAAAGTCTTACCTTGCATACTTGCACATTTAGGACATACCCGATCATCTTCTGCTGTCATCCATTCAGCCATTACCCTTACTCCTACTATTCCCCAATTTCTATATTCCTGAATAGTAGCCAGGTGGTGAGCACGGATAATTTCAGTACGAGCTAATATTTCAGCCCTACGTTTAGCAGAAATAAAACGACCCAATGTATCAGTTATTCCTAATTCTGCCCCTGTTCCAGTAATCACTCTAAGCAGCTTACGAGCTATTAATCTCATTCCATCTCCATCCATCATCCCTTGAGCCAATACCCGACTAATTTGAGAAGACATTGCATCAGTTATCCCTTTTAAATCACTATATACTCTTGTGTACAAAAGCCCAACTCGATCTAAATGGAACGGAGTACCCATTACAGCAGCTACTCCCCCAGTAGTCCAAATCGAGGGAACTTCATATCCTGCTTGTTCCATTTCATATCTGGCTCTCATCAATCCTCTCTTATAACTATCTTCTATATAAATATTAGTCCATTCTGACTGAAGAGAAGTTCCCAACTGTTGGGCAAACCGTAATTGCAATATCCCAGCATCTACTTGCTCTTGTAACCAACGCATAAAAGCTTCTACTTTTTCCTGACTAGTAGCAAAAGCAAAAGCCCGTTCCCCCGGCAAACCTACTTGATAAGTGGTTGGTTTCATTCCAAAGCAATCCTGAACAACTATTGCTTTATATACTAAAGTAGCTAAAGCATCAAACCTACGATTCATTTGACTTGCAAAAGCATTCCGCAAAGCAGTAGTTCGAGTAGGATCATACTTAGCTGACCCATTCTTTTTTACTCGTTCTTTACAAGTACAAATATCCGTATGTTCGTGATCGTGCATTATTCTTTCTTCGTTTCTTTACGTTGAATAGGTTGTTTAACTACTTTTGCTTTTTCTTCCTCCTCAACCATTCTTTCTTCTGCTTCAGTAATCTGATCCTTCAATATCGAAGTGGCATTTAATTCTTTAGTCAATTCAATTTTCTCCCTACTTAATCCTAAGCACAATTCAAAGAAAGCTTCTGGACTCATTACTTCTGCAGCAAGCGGCATCGTACAATATTCTTTTAATGCTGTTGCTCTTATCTGCCCTATCTTAACCCGATCTGCCTCACTAACTGCAAATAAATCTTGCCATTCAATATCATATTCCTTTTTAGCTTTAGGAAGTACCCCATACTCCATCATTCTATCTATAAATGGACGAATGATATGAGGTTCTACATGCCCCTCTCGTCTGCTTTGTACAAAAGCTATCCATTCAGCGGCATCTTGACTTGATGCCAATTCACCACGCTCTGATCCAGATAATACCCTTTTAGGTATTCCCGTTTCTGCTGAAATCATCATTATTTGAACATCCACGTGATTCTTTGGATCAGATATTTGGGGGGCTAAAGAATTCAACTTTAATCCATCTGCTACCAATATCCTACGCAAGTTATTTTCATATTCATCAACCTGATCTTGTAAATCATCCCACATAGTAGTGGACATTGTTCTATCCTTATCCAATTCCCCTGAATATCCTGGACGTGCTCCTCTCCAGAACATTTCTGCACTACCCCCCAACAACTTCTCTAAATCCTGTAAACGATTAAATATGGGTTGTAGCCTTGGGACACCCTCCGTTTCATTCTCCATAGCACTTTCCACAACGTGGATCAATCTGGAATAATGAACTCGGATAGTAGAGGATTCATCACCTTCTGGATTTAATAAAATAATCTCATAAATTAAAGGTTTACCATACCGATCATTCCCAGGATCAGTTCCCCAGGATTGTATTTTTGCACTAGATTCCCCTAATGGACGAACATACAGCAATTTCCTTTTACCAGGAGTGACTGGTTTAATAAAATCTTCAATCTTTTGTATATCATCAAACCCTAACAATAATACCCCATATCTTCCTAAACCAGTTAATTTATCTAAACGTATAAAAGTAGATTTCAGTTGTAAATCTCTTTCTAACTTTCTCCAATTCTTCTCCAGTTCAGTTTCTTTCCCCTCATTACTCTCTACAAGAGATATTGGGCCACTCCAAGATACATTAACTGGACGATCTATAACGGCTCTGGCAATATCCTGACGAAGATATTGGGCTACATAATTCTGATACGTTAGAGTTCTGGAATATCCCAAAGCCTGATATAAATCTCTATCCCCATCATAAGAATACCCCAAGTTACCAGCTAAGTTAGCACGAGCAATAATTTCACTCATTACTTGTAATTTAGCTACCTGTAACCTTTGCTCTTTATTTACCTCTATATGGTCTTTTCGTATCATCTTTTGGATCGTGTTAACATTCTGGCCTCTCGCTTAACTGTTAATTTAGCAAAAGCAGCTCCTGCTGCATCTACTTGATCTTTATAATTCCCAAATGGAAAGTAAGAATGCTCTTCAATAAAATCTTTATTCCAATCTGCTTGTAGTAAACTTACATTCCCATCGTTGACCTGAACACTGTATGGATCGGCACGATATACTTTATCTCCTTGAGGACGTTCTGCTTGTCCAGTAAATCCTGCTAAGTTTAAAGTGGTAGCCTGAGCGGACTCCTTACCACCACTACCTGGTTCCTGCTCATAATATACTAGCACACCCACCCCATCATCAATTGCCGTGTTCTTTATGATCCGTTCCCGTTCCTCTGGGCTCCATCGACCTCGTTTAACATTTAGGATAACCCAGCGGCCATTCCGCAAACGACACATTTTCACGCCTACCGTATAGGCTGCTTTCCCCTTGATACCAACTTTTACCTTCGTTCCAGCCTTATCCCAATACCGTACCGTTTCTACAACGGTGTTAGGTTCTGGGACACTTTGTAAGATGCCGAAATTGTCCACTTTGAACATGCCTCCCGCAGGGGGAGTAGGGTGTTGGCCTATCTGTCCGGCATATCCATACTGCCCTAAATCGGCCTCCAAATCGGCTAAAACGGCATGATTTAAACGTACTGGATCCAGTAAGTTATCTTTATAGAATTCCACTAATTCAGGAGGGTTTACCTTATCCCGATAATTATCAATTTCTCCAGGCAAACAAATATGCTTGATATTCTCCTTGCCCTTACCCAACAAGTGTCCCGTAGGATCATCCTGATGTAAACGCTGCATAATTCCTATAATCGTGGAAACAGCTTTATCCACTTTACGAGTAGGAAGTGTTTCATCCAGAAAATGATTTGCGTTGTTTAACTCTACGGCACTAACCGCCTTTTTAGGGTCAATGATATCATCCCAAATCAGAATGTGAGCATGGAATCCCGTGATTGTACCAGTGATAGACGTACTAAAACGGTTACCCCCTTTAAAAACTCTTGGGGGATAACCCGGCTTGGATGGCATTTTCTTTACAATACGAAAATTACTCTTAGTGTCCTTATCATCCTTAATCTCCAATTCAGGATAGATCAACTGATACCGTTCACTCTTGATCAAGTCACGACTGTACTCAGCACTCTCCAAACTTAAATCCGATGAATAGGAAATGGTAATAAACCGCATCCAGTACCATTGAGTCCAGCACCAAGCTGGAAACATGATTGAACAGATTACGGTCTTGGTACTACCAGGAGGCACGTTGATAATTAAATCATATTCCTTAGGCAAGCCAGCAGCAACCCGTTCTGCTATCTTCTGTAACTCATCGCAGATGTACTTAATGTGCCAATTGGGTATAAACTTCTGTCCACTCACTTCCGGCCAGAAGAACTTCAAGAATTCATAGAATGAACGGTTGTTTATCTCCCGTATAAGTATTTGGGGTTGCTGCATGGCTGCCAGCAATATTTGCCGTTTGTTTTCCGGCATGAGCTTAGTTTCTTTTGATATCTTGTCAGTTCTCTGCATTCTTAGACAATTGAGTCAAGCCCATCTTCAAAGCCATCTGAAGTTCTTCAATACTGAAGTCTTTGTTGTCTTTTAACTGTTCCGTGATCAAGTGAACGTCCATTTCCCCTTTGTACTTAATACTCAATTCGGACTTCTGAACGTCAGCCCAAAGTTCACGCTGCCTCCGCTCTAACCACTTCATAGCAGCGAATGCATCCGGGGCGTGGTGCTTAGTAACTACTTCCTCTCGCACCACTACCATCTCCCCCTCTTTATTTACCCGACTGATAACCGTCCTTTCCTCATATGCATACCCAACAGCTTTCCTCTTCCAAGCGTGGGCCACTTCCATGTCAGCTCCTATACGTCCATTGCGGATGGCGGCATCCAGGGTTGGATCTAAACTCCTCCACGTTTCCAGGGTAGATTTTGAAATCTCGAAGAACTCAGCCATTTGATCGTAAGTGGCCCCCAACAGCGAAAGCTGGTACATTTGACGCCTCACTACTGGAGTGATTCCTTCCGGCAACCATCTACCTTCCGCATTTCGTTGTCCAACGTCTAACTGTTTCATAGCTCAGGATTCTTTTCTCAATACGAAAATACGGTAAATTTTTCGATCCCAATACGAATTTCTAAAACTTTTTTAAAATGATTTTTTCGACCTCTACCTTTTATTAGATTATTTACTTATCTTTACTCCCGGAAAAGAATACTCTAAAATGATACGAAAAGACCGCCCCAAAAGCAAGAAGCCTTACCGACCCATGGTAACTGCTACCCACCAAACCCTGATCACCCCGTACCTGACGGATGTGCTGGGATATTCACGACCAGACAAACGCTTTCAACCCCGTCCCACCATCGTCAAGAATCGGATCAGCTACACCCTGACAGGTCAAACTTTCACGGAAGAGCATCGCCAACGAATCTCTGAAGCCTTGCGAGGTCAGAAGAAGTCTGAAAAGACCCGCAAGCGAATGTCCCGTGCCAAGCGTCACATGACGAAAGAAACCCGATTGAAGATGAGCCAGGCCAAACTGGGTGAACGTCATCCCATGTGGGGATTAAAAGGAGAATTGAATCCACGGTTTGGCAAGAAGTTTCCCAAGACGAAACCAGAGGAGTAGAATCCCACATCAAACGCCATAAATACATTCCAATTTCCTTGAAAACACTTTCCCACAGGGAGTGGCTTTTCCGATGTACTGCCCTACATCTAAGTTGCTCGAAAACGAGGGGGTAAAAAATAAGCCTTCAAAACTGGATAAATTTACTCCAAATCAAACCTTTTTAGGGTCTAAATTTTTATAAATTTTTTCAAGGTTTTTTTGATAGGACTATTTTCAAATTCCCTATCTTGAAAAGAATAATCTAATTAGGTGTCAAAAGCCATATCTACTAAAGAAAAGTAGAAATTTTGAGGCAAGAAGATAATAACATTATTCCTATATAGAGTATATAAGGATATTACTTTACTTTGATATTTACTCCCTACCCCAAGATATTTAAGGGTTTGAAATTTTTATAAATTTTTTTGGGTACAATATCCTCTTATTACGATAGAAACTACCAAGTGAAGAATAATAAGGGTTAGAATAGTTGCTGTGGCGGAGACCGCATTCGCCCCCCTTCCTATTCCCCTATCCGTCAAGAGGGGGCGTACCCTCTTCTCATCCATTACCAGGTCCTGCCCGTAAACGGGATAACGGATATACTTATGCCTTGTATCTTGATAACCTATATTCATTTCACGTTAACGTGCTTTGAATAGTATATCTATTCTCATATACTATTCTATCCACAGCACCCATCATTTGCTTGTTTACGTTGGTTTTAAGCCACTTTACCCACGTTTTGGTAGTAATATACATCCGTTTTGAGATCGTGGTTTTCACTGATACTCAGTCAGTTACATATACGTTACTTATTTAGGGTGCTGGGCTGACGGGAGTCAGCGGAATGCCCAGCGAGCTGGTTTATTTATTCGATATACATATCCAGTATATCCCTATTCAGTAGTATATACCCAGTTGGATCCAGGTAGGTATATCGCTTTTGTTATCTTTCATTTCAACCTATCTTTTTTTATCTACCTTATTTCTCTACTTTTCCTATTTTAGGACTTTTCCTATTTTAGGAATCACGGTTAATAACTTTCAAGGTATTTTATTTAAATATCCTATCTTTTATTAGGTTATTCCGATTCTTCACCGTACTTTAGTACTGTGTTTGAGAGATAGATGTTATTAACCTTATTTAGACTGATTAAAGATAACGATTATGGAACCTTCTACCAACTTTACAGGTGAAGCCACTTTGCTTCTTGGCCTGTTCTCTTTTACAGATCGTCAATACTATAGAGGTATGTCTAACATTCATGTTACAGTATTGAATGGTGTCTTAATGGGATTTGCCCCTGACTGCTCCTACAAACCGGATGAATATCCATACCTTGCTACTCATTTGATTCCCAACTTTGGAAAGTCTATCACTGTTTACACCAAATAATCTATTCATTAACGAATTATGAAAGCAACTATCGAAGATTTATGGGAAACTGGCCGCGAGATACTGGCTTATGATGGCAGTGAATTTGACAGGCCAAAGTCTATTTCAGACCTGAAGAAGTGCGAAAACGTATCAGTTGGGGACAAGATACCGGAATTAAAGATGCAGGAGGTGATGATTGATAACCGTATTTTTTTCATTCAGTCCACAACCGTCAGACACCCAATGGGTGGTATTATGTATGTTCTGATAGTATGGAAGTAGTAATGTAACTTACCACGTTGAAAGTAACTCCCTTGAATTCCATTTACATCCTATGTCTATTTTTTAACTTTATATCATTAACCAATTCAAATTTTATTTATTATGGAAAAAAAAGTTATTGCCCAGAACAGCGCCAGCGCTGAAAAGATTTTGAAATCCGAAGTTCAGCGCAAGGAGTTAACTCCTGCTGAAATTGAAGTCAACGCTAAAAAAGAGGAGCTGAAAGCACTCCAGGCCAAGGCCCGTGAGGAACGGGATGCCCTGCTGGCTGAGATCAAAGAAAAGCAGGCTGAAGCCAAGAAGCTCCAGGCTGAAGCTAAAAAACTGAAAGATGAAGAGAAAGCCCGTGCCAAGGCTGAACGTGAAGCCAACCGGAAAGAGAAGCACGTGGTATACACCCGGTTTGAAGCTATGGGTGAAACTTTCCACAAGTTTGGTGCTGAACAGGACGCTGAAAAGATGATCGCTGCCGCAGACGTTCTGTATGTCTCTAAAGGAGGCAAGAGCAACCTGAAGGAAACCAAGGGAATTTATGATCGTGCCATCCGATTCCTCAAGGGTTACCTGTCCGCTGAGTAGTCCAACCCTGAAATGGAACAAGCCCAGGTTCAATTCCTGGGCAGGGTTCAAACTTATTAACTAAATACCTAAATATCATGAAAACTATTGTTGACAAAATTCTTGAAGAAAAATCGAAATTAGGAAATGATGTAAATTATGAAAACATCCAAATAGGGGATGCTGTTAGAACCAAATCTACAAGAGGCACTATAACCCACATTTATGTTAAAAATTCTGAAATATTTGTTATTGTTAGAAATATTTTTAATCCTGAATTGGGTGAAGGAAGAGTTTTCAAAATTAGTGAAGTTTACTCAACGATTGATTAATGTAGAATAATTAAATTCAAAAGTAATATGAAAAGAGGAATTGCTACTTTCTTTGCTCTGACTTTCATTGTAACCGGGGCAATGTTGGGTGACAGCCAAAGAATTGGCCTATGCCTGACTTTTGTTGGAATTGGGTGTGTAATCACATACCTGATTTACGGAACAGAAAAAGAAACCAAAAATCAAGGCCATGTTGACGAAAATTGAAAAACAGCAATTGAAAGATTTCAGGATTGCAAGAATCATTGCTCTTGAAATTGAACCTGGACTCTACAGAAGAGCAAAAAATGGTGAACGGATTACAAACTACTGTGGATTCAAAGACAAAAATGGAAATTGCTATGTTGTTGGAGATAGTTTGGATGATATCCACAATCCAGATTGCTATCTGGAATTTGGATACAATAAACTGCCGGCAAGAGTAGTTTTTAGAGAAATTACTTCAGTAAGGTTGTAAACCCCACTTATTTCTAATTCATAGTGGGAAATGCTGGTGTTTCACCCTGTACCTTGTATCTATTTACCTACGAAATAAATAATGGCTAAAAATAGCATCAAAATAGTTTTTTATTATTAACCAATCAAATTTTATTTATCATGAAAGTTATCACTTTTAATCAGAAAGCTGAAAATGTTCCTGCTTGTTTCGGAGTTTCTCAAGAAAGAGCAAATGAACTGGCTAAAAAAGTTACCAAACATTGCCTCTTCACTCCTTCCAAATCAGAAGCTGTGGAACGGAGTATTGAGGAAGCAGAAACCATGGAAGAGGCATTCTATGCCACATACTATGCCGGGTCATTTTTGAACAGGAGCAAAAATCCAATGGAAAGCTTGCTTGCTATGATGGAATGTATGGAAGGCACTGGAGAAAAAGAGGATGAAGAAAAGTAGCACCGATGAGCTTTCAAGAAGCGAAACCAAGGCTAACAACCTTGGTCTGCTACAAGCCAATGAAATTGGGTGGCCTGAAATAATAAAGGTTGAAGGTTCGATTCCTTCCATTGGCTCTGAAATTAACCAAATATTTCATTATCATGACAACAAACAAAAAACTAATCAAAGAATATCCTACACCTCATATAAAAGTGATTGAAGGATATGCTGGGGTAAATAAAGTAACAGCTTATGTTTATCCTGGAGCAGATAGCGGATTATCCTATTTTGTATTTGAAGAAAAAGCATATAGTGGAACTGTTGAATTCACTTCTATTGAAAATGAATATTTTGAAAAATACTGAATTATTAACCAAATTAAATCTTAAAGCTATGTGTAAATTCTTTTCTTTTATGACGGATGGAGAAAATAATCCATTCTATTTTCGGGCAGACCGTCGCAAGGAATTGCTCACAAAAGCAAATCCTTTGGGATTAAATCCAGATAGTCATTCTTCTATCGCCAATCAATTTGCTTTGGTGGAAGATCGAATGAACAAGTATGAATATAATCCTTTAACGGGAGTATTCACAAAGGATCAAATTAATGTAAAGGACGATTCTTTACGTGCTGAAAAGTGGGTGAAGAAATTGGACTTCAAAACCATTGTACCTGAATTAGTAATTAAACCAATCATTAATCCTTTTTCAATTGATCCTCCCGAAATAGGAGAGAAACAAATTCAATTGTTGAAACAATGGGGTTCAGTACGGGATTCAGTACTGGATTCAGTACGGGATTCAGTATGGGATTTAGTACGGGATTCAGTAGGAGATTCAGTATGGGATTTAGTACGGGATTCAGTATGGGATTCAGTACGGGATTCAGTACGGGATTCAGTACGGGATTCTGTATATGCCTATCTTTCTTCATTTGTTAATCTTCCAAAATGGAAATATATAGATCATGAAGAAGGTAAAAATCCATTCCAATCCTGTATAGACCTTTGGGAAATGGGTATTATTCCAAGTTTTGACGGTACCACCTGGAGATTACATACCAAAAACGGAATTGCTTTTGAAATTAAAAAAGAGGAATTGATCAAATCAACCTAAAATGAACAAACAACCTATCTTTGACAAAAGTCAGGTGAAACGAAAATCCAAAGATCAAAAGTTTTACCGATACCTGAAAACTAAACATTGTGATCTGGAACCGGGTGAAATAGTTGAATTGACAAAGGAGATTCCCAACTTCTCTTATAACATCTATCGAAGCGTTGGAACAGGTCAAAATGGAATGGTTGAAAAACATAACGTAATACTTTTACACATATGAGAAACGGTACTTTTTACCTAAACAATCGTGGTGATCGCTGGGTAGTTTTCCAAGATGGAAAGAAACCAACTACCACGATTCAACTTCCAAATGGAAAGTATGAAAAACGTACCATTTTATGGTATGAGTCTTTTGGAAATTTTGGGGTTGCTTGTATATCCTATAAAGGGGTCAAAAGAACATACCTGATGGATGTATTAGATAATGGAGAAATTGGGATTATTATTCAACCAGAAAGACATATAAAGAAATGAAAACAAATCTCACAAATGAAAATGGAGACATTTCAGAATATGGATTTGCCTGTGGGTATGTCCAAAAGTTTGAAGGACGATTTGGATACTTAAAACTCTACAAGGAATTTCATACTTATCACTTGATAAAGACTGAAAACTTGAAACCTGCCGTTTGGTTAAGTTTTGATAAACTTGGCCCAGCCAGGAAAGCATTTGCTAAATTTAAAAAAGAAATAAAATGAAAACAAAAGAAATGTTAATTCAATCAGAAAGATTCCTTTTTGCTTCTGATGCAAAATCTTTTCAAAGAAAGATGATGCGTTTAGGATATTCTACTCAATCGGAACATCATTTAGGAGTAGAACATCCTGATCACGTGATAAAAGTCTATTTGAAAGAACCACAACTTAGAAAAGATTTAGTTTTGGTTACGAAAGAAAATCAAGAAGGAATTAATATGTTCTACCATCTTACTTGTAAGAACAGGGATAAAACTCCATTAAGAGCAAGGAGAAACGGGAAAACCAAAACTTGGAAAACGCGTCCTAATGATTTCAGAATCCCAGTAAAATACGGATTGAGGGATTGTTTTTATATTACTCAATATAATTGTCATGAATGGACTATAAATTAAAAGCTATGAAAATATTAGTAATTCAAATCCGAGGAGAATGGTATCATGTTAATGAAATTGGTCAATTTATAAGAACAGATATGCCAATGGCTTTTCATGATAGTTGGCAATTTTACGGAGTTTCAACTCACCATTGGCACAACCATCCGGTTTATAAGTTGTCAGATGTATGGAATAACCCCAAAATTGCTATCGGTGGATATTTGTGGGACAAAGATCACGGAACCATAAGAACGTGGGGTGGATGTTATAACGGAAAACTGCCGAGAATAACAGCATGTTATTTCAAAGATATATAAAGATAAAACTATCTAAAAATAGCAAAGATGAAAACAAAAGAAGTAGAATTGAAAAGGAAAGTAATCATAGGCTATGTTGGAAGGGATAGTGTAAAAGCTATTGAATATCCAGGAAAAGATAGTGGACTGAGTCACTATTATGTTAACGATGGCCCAGCTATTATGGGTACTGTTGAATTTACTCTTATCGAATATTCTTACTTTGAAAAGTATTAACATGAAAACAACGTACAAAAATTTTACAATTAGGATTGAACAAGATGAGAATCCTATGAATCCCAGGACTGAATGGGACAACTTTGGAACCATTGCCTACAAACATAGGAATTATATTTTAGGTGAAGAAGAAATTAATGACCCGGATGATTTTCTGGCCGGTCTGGCTGGTGTTGAACCTGATAAGGATAATTTGATGGAATTAGCACAAAGGAAAAACGTAATTCTACCCGTCTATCTTTATGATCATTCAGGGATAACCATAAGTTGTCACCCGTTTTCTTGTCCGTGGGATAGTGGACAAGTTGGCTACATTTATGCAACCTATGAGCAGATAAGGAAAGAGTATAACGTAAAGCACGTCACAAAGAAAGTGATTGAAAAAGTTAAAAACTTGTTACGTTCTGAAATAGAAACATTCGACAATTATCTGACTGGTGAAGTTTATGGTTTTATTGTGGAGGATAAAGATGGGGAAGATGTGGATAGTTGTTGGGGATTTTACGGCGAAGATGGGATTAAAGAAGCTAAAACCGAAGCAGAAAATTCAATAAATTATGAGATCAAGCGTAGGATTAAAAAACGCAATGAAGCAATTAAGAAAATGATTCGGTCAAAAATACCTTTGCACGTCAGAATGAAAAAGATAGAAAATTTATCATATTAGTAAAATGAAAACCATAGTAGTCATTAATTGGAGGTTGTGGAAATATCTAATCCAAACTGGAAGAGTAATTCCACCTATTGAACGTACAGGAAAAAGCGAAAATGTTTTTAAATTTACACCTCAATTAGAGGAGTATTTGAAAAAGAACGAAATTGATTACAAAATACTATTCCCACTATGAAAAGAATAAATCGAATTTCAGAGATTCAAGTCAGCTATCATCCTATCATCAAAAAAGAAGATCGGATTTCAATACGTTCTTCTGAAGATGCTGAAAAATATTTGAGAAATATTTTTCCTGATTTAGAACATATAGAGTATTTCTACATTTTATGCTTAAATCGAGCTAATCAAATTTTAGGATATCATCAAATATCTAAAGGAGGAATTTCAGGTTCAGTGGTAGATTTAAAAGTAATATTTCAGATAGCTGTAAAAACCAACAGCTCTGCTTTAATAGTTGCTCATAATCATCCTTCTGGAAACTTGACTCCATCTGATAATGATATTCGGATAAGTCAAAAAATAAAGGAGGCTGGTAAACTTTTAGAAATAACTTTACTGGATTCTTTAATACTCACTCAAGATTCCTATGTATCTTTAGCCGATACTAATGCCTTGTAACATGGAAAGAATAATTAAACGAAATGCCAGTATGGCTAAATACCAAAGTACTGGTGAATTTGTAATTAAGATCAACTTCGACTTCAACCAGGAGGACTTGACCCGTGTACGGGGTTTGGCTGTTCGATATTTTCATAGTGATGGAAAGTATTGGACTACCCCACTACTGAAAGATACTGTTGAAAAATTAATTAGTTGGGGTTATGATCTTGATCCCCGATTGAAAGAATTTCTCCATCCTCAAAAAGAGGAAACCACCCTTCCTTTGAAAGAAATTAAGATACCTGGATTGAGAGGGGAACTGTTCCCATTCCAAAATGAAGGGGTAGCCTTCTTGGAAAGTAGAAGGGGGAGGGCGTTGATAGCAGATGAAATGGGATTAGGTAAAACCGTTCAAGCTTTAGCCTATCTTCAACTCCATCCTGAATTACGTCCTGCTATTGTAGTATGCCCAGCTTCCCTAAAGTTGAATTGGAGTAAAGAAGCATATAATTGGATGAGTCATCCTGAAATACAAATTCTTAGTGGACGGACTGCTAATATACCAATTCGAGGAAAGATTATTATAATTAACTATGATGTGTTAGATTCCTGGTTACCAGCAATTGCCCGAATACATCCGGTAATAGCTATCACGGATGAATGTCATGCATATAAATCCAACACGGCTCAACGTACTAAAGCTGTAAAGAAATTAGCAAAGTTAGTTAGTCATTTCATAGCACTATCAGGTACACCAATAGTGAACCGTCCTATTGAAATATTTAACGCAATCAACATAATTAATCCTCAAGTCATTCCACCGTATTGGGTATATGTAAAGCGATATTGCAATGCTCACTACAATGGATTTGGTTGGGATATGAATGGATCATCTAATACCCAGGAATTGCACGACATTCTCGTGAAATCAGTCATGATACGCAGATTGAAGAAAGATGTATTGAAAGACCTTCCTGATAAGATTTATAACTTCGTCCCAATGGAGTTAGATAATCCCTCTGATTACAGCAGAGCCGAAAACAACTTCATATCTTTTATTCGAGAAACAAAAGGACAAGTAGCAGCCATTAAAGCGAGTAATGCTGAAGTGTTGACTCAAATAGAAATACTAAAGCAGATGGCCGTACAAGGAAAGTTAAAACAATCAATAGAGTGGATTGAAAACTTTTTGTATGGAAATGGAAAGTTAGTAGTGTTTGCAGTACACAAGTTTGTGATAGAGGAATTGATGAAAGCCTTTCCTGACGTAGCAGTAAAGATAGACGGAAGCACCAGTATGGTAGATCGAGACAAAGCAGTGACTGAATTTCAAACAAATGATAAAATACGATTGTTCGTAGGAAACATTCAAGCGGCAGGAGTGGGATTGACCCTAACTACTGCAAGTAATGTAGCTTTCTTAGAATTGCCATGGACGCCAGGTGCACTTTCTCAAGCGTCCGACCGTGTCCATCGTATAGGTCAAAAAGAAAGTGTAACAATTCATTATTTACTTGCATCTGGAACTATTGAGGAAAAGATTGCTAAATTGATAGATCATAAAATGAAAATATTAGCCTCTGTTCTGGATGGAGCAGAGGTAGATCAAGAAAGCCTATTATCTGAATTAATTAACCAATATCAATCATGACAAAACCTTTAAAAGAAGTGTTGATGAGCCGGGATGGCTTATCTTCACAAGAGGCAGAAGAAATGATTACTTCAGCTCGTGAGGATTTATTAAGTAGAATCGAAGATGGAGAAATGCCCTTTAATTTCATGGAGGATGAGTTTGGGTTAGAAGAAGATTATTTGATGGATTTATTAGATTAAAAAAACTATGGAAAAGACTAAATCTCAAATCAAAGCTGCTAAAAGCTTTAATTTTCAATGTAAGAAAGCGAGTAAGTGCCGACACGACATATATCAGGCAAATTGTTTGGATTGCAAACATTTATATAAATGTGAAATTCAACAAAAGTTAGAAACTGCCAGATCAAAAATGTAATTATGAAAGACTTAAACTTGATTCATAAAATAACATGGTCATTCCACCATACTACTGGAATAGACTACAAGGAATTATTTAGTGAAGCTTCACTTGGGTATTGTGAAGCTATGAAATCTTTTAACGCTGATAAAGGAAGTAGCTTTTCCAGCTATGCCTGGAAAGTAATCAACCATCAATTGATAGACTTTATCCGCAAGGAAAAGCACGTCCCAATTCCTTTTTCCAAAGCCTCTGATCTTCTTCAAGAAGTACCGATAACCTTTCAACCGGAAATAGAATCAGAGTTTTGGGACAATCTGCCCCCACTTTGTCGGGAATTGGCAGATGTAATCCTTTCTCATATGGAAGAAGTGCCTGACGACATTGCTCCAACATTGGCAAGGGGAAAGATTGTAACTATACTTCGTGAACAAAATTGGCCGTGGAGCAAAATCTGGAATAGTTTTCGAGAAATGAAAACGGTTTTAGCCTAAATCAAAAGTATCTTAAACGTATAGTAATTAAAAGTTTACGTGAACGTAGCTCAATTATATCAAGACTATTCCATCCCTACTGCCCCGGAAGGACACCGTCATCACCGGGAAGGATGGATCAATGTAGCTTGCCCGTTCTGTACCGGACATGAGGGTTTTCATTTAGGAGCCACTTTGGACGGAAGAATCTTCAAATGCTTTCGGTGTGGAATCCACTGGCCAAATGAGTCTATTTCAAAGATTCTTAAAATTAGCCTATTTGATGCCGATAAATTGATTCAAGAGTACGCAGGTACGTCCTATACAGGTAGGGGGGAGATAGTGCGTAGAATCCGATCAAAAGCCCATCGTTTGCCCTCCAATGTCTTACCTTTAACCGCTTCCCATGCAAGTTACCTATTTAGGAGGGGTTTTGACCCTGATAAGCTGGAATATGAATGGGATTTGAAAAGTACAGGTCCAATTAGTATTTTGGATAGTACAGATTATGGACATCGGATTATAGCTCCAATTTATTGGGAAGGTCTTCAAGTATCTTTTCAAGCAAGGGACGTTACAAACCGACATTCTTTGAAATACTTGTCCTGTCCTGAAGATCGAGAGTTGATTCATTACAAACACTTGATATACCGTCACCCAAAGGAAAAATTAGATGTTGGAGTTGCTGTGGAAGGAATTACAGACGTTTGGAGGTTTGGGATTCACTCCTTTGCTACTTTTGGAATCGGATACACTCGACAACAAGTACGTTTAATATCTAAAGTTTTTCAAAGGGTAGCTGTTTGTTTTGATGGAGGAGAAGAACAAGCTCGTAAATCCGCAGATCAATTGATTGCTGACTTGAGATTCCGTGGAGTTGATTCTTTTCGTATAGATATCCAGGGTGACCCTGGAGATTTAGATCAAAATGAAGCTGATTATATTATAAAACAAATAATTCATTAAAATTATGTTACAAAAAGCATCTCATTGAAAAGAAACACTACTAATCCGGAATTTGTTGACCTATTTGAGAATGGACTAAGAGAATTGATGATGTCCTTGGGATTAGACAAATTTGCTATGGTAGAAACAGAAGAGAAATTCAGAATCAAATAAATTTAAAAACCATGAGAATAATTATCACTCCTGAAATCTATCAAATCCTTAAAAATAAGGAATTTGATTGTATCGTCTTAAACTTTGACGAAAAAGTTATCCGATTTATTATTGAAGAAAAAAGCAAACTGTCTGGAAAGACTAATTTGGTTTTTTACCATGTACAATCAGATTCTTCCATCCATTCTGCAGCGGAAAAAGGATGTGTAAATTTATCCAAGTATTACTTGAGTGCCTTACGTTATATTGTTAAACCGAATGATGAAGTTTATTTCAATATAGGTGTAAATGATACGAAAGCCCTAACTGAAGCTGGATTCCACTGGAAAATGATTCAAAGTGCTATTTATCGCAAAGGTAAAAATATAGCAGATATGATATTGGAAAATAGTATAAGTAGAAACGAACCTTATACCAGTTTGTTTTCCCCTTGGAACGAAATAAGATTTAATCAATTCTTTAGTTAGTAAAAATGAAAACAATCAAATGGTTGTTCGACTATTGGATAGTGTTCCTATGGTATGGTCCATACCGACAAGAGGAATACCACTTTTTTATGTTGGAAAAGTGGGGAGATAAATACACTCAAGTTTATTTAAAACACCCCGATCATGAGTAAAGAAGAAAGACATCCATTTTGGGGAATGGTTGAAATGATTCGATTGATTATATATCGAACAACCCCCAGGTTCAAAAATTATCCCTTTTCAAAAAGGATTTGGATTCTGTTTATTATTACCTTAGCTATGATTTTAATCAGCATGATAATAGCACAAGTAATTAACCATGGACACACTTATAATGCTAATGCTTATTTTCTTCATTGAAGAAAAAATCAAAGAAGGAAAGATTAAAATCAAAGATAAAGAAAATGTTAAACCTTAAAAGAATAAAGTTATAGATTACTATGAAAAACAAAAACGAAAAACATTGGGTAGAATTAAAAAGTTGTTTATCCATACTCCTTTTTTTGGGATGTGTGTTCCTATTCTTCCCTGCGTTCCCAGCTATTTTCCTGATTATTGGAAAAGCTACCACCTTTGAATGGATCTGGTTAATTGTTTCCACTGTCGTATTTGTGGGATTTGCTATTTATCTGATTCAGGCTTCTTCCTTTAACGAAAGTATAAATAAGGCTTTCAAAGAACCTTATGAAGAGGATGAAATATGAAAAAGTACACTTTGAAAGATTTTGGTACAAAAAGGCGTTAATTATTATACTTTTAAGCATACATACTGTTTGAAATTCGATTTTTGTTTAAACGTGTGAACAATTAAAAAATTAAATAATTTATTAAAATAATGGACTGGGCATTAGAAACACCTGGAACTAACTTAGTAATTTTACTATTTTTTATAATCTTACTATTGGCTTCTGTAAATGAATTTATAAATTGGATTAAAAATATAAAAAAGAAATGAAAAAAGAAGAATCCGTAATGATTGCCGGGATCTGCTTTGCCGCTATTGTCCTGATGATAATCTTAGCAGTTATCCTGCTATGACCGGGAAGGACTATAACGATACGCTATTAGCAATGAAACCACTCACACTTTTTCTCTTTTTGTCCTTGAGCCTTGCGGGGTTCGGACAAGACACAACGAAAATTGATTCAACTTTGCGTTTTGCTACTCTTTATGCTATTTCTGACCCGATCCTCACC